ATCAAATGGTATTATTAAAAGTTTAACAATAGTTTAATAATCTATTTTTTATTACAGATGAAAATGAAAATTATTTTGTAAACACCAGACAATTTGAAAAAATCCCGAAATTGAAAAAACAAATTCTGAATTAAATATTGTTAAAAGACACCATCAACTGATGATTATGTACATTTAGTAAATGAAAACAATATACTCAAAAATAAATTAAATAGTTTTAGTCAAGAATGTCTAAAACAAAAGAAAGATTTAGAAAATGAATTAGAAAAAATTAGACAACAAACTAAAGAACTTTTAGATGAAAACGCAAAATTAAAAAATAAAAAAAGTTCATCTTTATTTTCAGGATTTAGAGGTGGTAAATATGTGAAAACAAAAACAAAAACGAAAACAAAAACGAAAACAAAAAAAGGTAAGTCTAGAAAAACAAAATATAAAAAATAATATCAAATAAAGATTTCTAGATTATTTTTTACCAAAACTAACAATAAATTGTATATTTTCATCTTGACTAATTTTTTTCTTAAGAAGTTTTAATTTATATTTTTCAATTGATATTACTTTATATACCATTATCTTTTTATTGTTTTTCATTGTTTCATAATAATCTAGATGATGACCATTATGTTTTAAAAAATGCCTTAAGATAGTTAAACATTTTTTTTCATCTAGATTCGAAAATATTTGTTCCCTTTTACATGGTATATAAAATGCCTCCAATTCACTTTGAAATTCCTTTATTTTTTCTAAAGTATTAAATGTTATCATGTCTTGTTTCGTAAATGTTTTATCATCATTAAAACCCTTGTATCCGAAGGCATGTAATAATTTTAAAGTTAATTCATTTGATGGTTTTTTATGAAATTTTTGATCTATCGCCATTATTAAATATTGAAGAATATAATATTAAACTTGACCCGCTCGAATTGAATCAAAATAATGATGTAAACTATTATTTCTATCAGTTAATGGTTTATTTCGCTTATATCTTAATTCATCACATGCTTCATTTAATCTTTTCTTGTATATTGGTTCCATATTTTCAGAAAATGAACGGTTGTTTTCTTGTAATTTAGCTGTTGGAATTATAGCAACCATTGGAGGCATCTGTATCACAAATTCACGATTTCCCTGCCATGCTATATTTCTAAATTCATCTAAATCAAGAAAACCTCCATTTGATTTTAAACATTCTGGTGTTGGTGCTGGAATAATATTCCTATTTGGATCATTAATCACCTTCTGATATAACATATTTAATAAAGAATATTTTTCCCATACATCATCATCCTCATAATTCTTAAATAAATATGCTGAGGCACAACCCGGCGAACAAAAATTTGGACGACAATAAAATTTATTATTCTCATATTTATATGGAATTCCCCATGGTGTTCCCTCAAAAGGATGATATTCCCATAAACAATTATAATTTGATACCTCCGGCCATGTCTCCCTCATATTTGTTTCCATATACAATTTCATCATAGGTGTATATTTCTGATAACGAACCAAATTTAATGATGATTCACGATTATTTATTTGTTCCATCTGATAATCATTTTCAGACATTTCATTATCATTATTATCATTATTATTGTTGTTATTGTTATTCCCATTATTCTGAGATTTATTAATTAAATATTCCCTTTTGTCTGGTTTTGTTTCCAATTCCTCATTTTGAATCATAGTTTTAGGATTACCCCCTAATGGATGGAAATTCTCATCATCTGGATCAAATGGTGATGGGTCTATAATCTCAGGTTTATAATCACCAATATTATATTCAAAAAAGGATTTCTCAACTTGTTCAATATCATGTGGTTTCAAATTAAGAAATAATATTGGATTATCCAATTCTCTTACTGATGATTCCTTACTTGATAATGATACCAAACCATATGACTCCTTTTGTTTTTTTATTTTTTTTGTTGATAAATCCTCAACTGGTTTGTCCTTATTTGGTTTTCGCCCCCTCTTTTTAACAATATGAGGTTCATTTGTATTTTTACCCCTCTTTTTATCATCACTTTCTGTAATATTTATTATCACATTTTCATTCATTTCACTTTTTAATTCATTATTATGTTTTTTAGAAGGAGGCATAATATAATTATTGTTCGATTTAAATTCTTTTAATGCCTTTTAGTCTTAAATTTGATTAGATTTTTAGTGATATAAAATGTAAAAAAAATACTGAAAAAAGACCACTTTTACATATATTCGGGATTAATTTGATTATAATGAAATCTACATAATGATTGAAATATTTTATTTCCACCAATTACAGGAAGATGTTGATTGTTATCATCTGGTTTTTTGACTAATCCATTTGTATGATAACTTGTAAAACTTGCGACTGTTCCATCTCCACATTTTTGACATAAAGCTTTTAATTTATGAACATTTTCAGCCTCTGGAATTAATGCTAGAATTTGACTTCCATGAAATGATTTCTTTGAATAATCACCATCTAAACCACTTACATACACTCGTTTCCCATATTTATTCGCACTTGTTTTGACAAATTGATATAAATCTGTAAAAAATTGTCCTTCATCAATAATTATAACCTGAGCATTTTGATATTCCAAATTATTTTCTGTAATTAATGGCATTAGAAATTCTAGAGATTTTGAGGGTGATTCTTCTAAATTATGTGAAATTATATTATTTGTATTATATCTAGAATCTGAAATATGATTAATTGCTAAAACATTCCAATTCAATTGTTTCCATCGATTTATTTGACGTATTAATTCTGACGATTTCCCCGCAAACATCGGACCAATATAAATTGTTATCTCTCCTTTTTGATTCATCTTTATTTTATGTTTTTTATAATGATTTTTTTATTAATTTTTTTTATTGATTTTATCAAAAATAAAAAATATCTAGAATATTATTTCAATTTTATTTTTTAATTAATTATTTATCCTTTTTACCCGATTATAACAATTTCAGATGATTTTTTTGATTTATTCATTCCATAATTCCAATTTGTTTCTATTATTTTATACCCATTATATAATTGTTTAATAAAATCACAATTATTATATGTCATCATCCAATTCTTTTTATTTTTCAATATTTCAAATAATCTTATATGATTAAAATCAATATGTATATCACCATTCAAACCATATAATTTTGATTTATTTTCTAGATAATAAGGAGGATCTAAAAAAATTATTGATTTTTTTGAATTATTTGAATTATTTGAATTATCTATTTGATTGAAAAAATCTATAAAATCTAAATTATATATTTCAAAATATTGTTTATCTAAATTTAGACTCGCCAATCTATCAATTGATGATTTAGTAAATCTTTTTTTTGAAGATTCTAATGAAAATCCACCAGATAAAGTAGCACCACTAAATGAACACCTATTAATAATAAAATACATCATTGCTTGTTTAATACAATTTTGTTCAGACATAATTTCTTCTCTAAATTTTAGAAAATTATCTTTTGTAATGTGTCCAATATCTTTATATAGTAAGTTTGATAATTCTTCTTTATTAAATTGACATGTTTTCCAAAAATTGTATAATGGTTGAAATTTATCATTGGCTATTATTTTATAATTATACCGATTTTGTATATCAAATTCAAATGAACCACCGCCAAAAAATGGAGAAATTATTTGATTGAATTTATTAACATCAAAATTATCTAATAAAATTTTATTTAATATATCACATGCCCTTGTTTTACCACCGGGGTATCTCAACGGAGATTTATTTACAAATTTATTCTTTTCCATATATATAAATATCTTTATAATCTATTTACATCTAGAAAATATTACATTGAGAACATAAAATCAATTTTTTTTGTACTTATATTATAAAAAATGACACAAATAAAATGGTCAGATAAACCAAATAAAAAAACTTTACTTGATTCTTATTTAACATATGAATTGTATAAAAAACCTTTTAAAATGGAAATATCATTTATTAATAATTACAATGAATTTTTAGAAATGTATAAATGTTGTAGTAAAATTGAAACAGTTGATATATCCACATTAAATAATATTAAAAATTCTAGACATACAATTAAAGGAAAAACCCCTGAAGATTATTATCCTATTACAGATAGACCTAGAGGAGATAATGATATAAATTCTGTAAAATATCATATGACAACAAAAAAATATGTTAGTCCTATAATAATATTAAACATAAATAAACGACGAATAAAATTAGATGGTGTTCATAGATTAATTGGTGCTAAATTACGTAATTCAAAAGTAAGAGTTTGTGAAATTTTTGTTCCTAAATCCAATTGATTTATTTTATTTTTATTTTTCTCTTAATATTATAATATAATATTAATGACAAGTCAAAATATTATTTTAGGGGGATGGTATTATCCAAGTTCTCCATGTTGGGCAAATTTAGATTTAGTTTCTAAATATCCCCAAATGACACAATTATGTGGTGAATTTTTAAGATTTACAACAACAACACAACCTGATGGTTCTTGTATTGAAGTTATGTATGAATCTGAATATGGTGTTGGTGGATATTCTAAAGTCCATGTTGAAAAATTAATTTCTGTTGTTAAAGAACCATATTGTACTATATCAGGACGGGCTGATTCTGGTGTTTCTAGAATGTTAGAAAATCAAGTTCTTCAAAATAAAACAATTGAAAAAATTATTAACTTTTGCTTAGAAAATAAACTAAATTGTGATATTAATATTGAAGGATTAGCTGATTTTACTAACGAAGAATGTCATAAACATGCTCAATTTTTAAATCAATTAGGACAAATGTGTCGTGCTTCAAATATTAAATATCGTGTGGTAACCGTCGCTGAAGATGGTAATTTATATCATGGTAATTGGAGAAATGATTTATTACGTGATGTCGTTTGTGATTACGTTGTTGTGATGCAGTATGATAGAATGTATGATTATGGACGTGTTGGTATTACTCCAATTGATTTTCTTAAGAAAACAACAACACAAATTAAAAAATCATTAGGTGAATCATGGAAAGATAAATATGTTTGTGGATTACCAAATTATGGTTATAAAGGTTATGTTGAAAATAACTATTGGATTGAACTTCTTACAAGAGGACAATTAGCCAGAAATAATAATATGTTAACCCTTCCTGACAAACGAGACCCCGGTTCTGAAGAAATAACTTGGAACGGAAGAGATACTATTCGTAATAGACCAATTGGTGATGTTTATTATTTCTATTCCGATCAACGTGCTCTTGATGAAAAAACACAAGTTATGTTAGATTTAGGTGTTAATAAATTTTCAATATGGCATATATTCGGAGGAAGAGACCTTAATGATACACAATTTCTTAACCCTTGGTGGAGTCAAGAAATGTTAAACAAAATAATCGCATCATATCCTGTTCCAGTTGTTCCTGTTCCTGTTCCTCAACCTGTTCCTGTTCCTCAACCTGTTCCAGTTGTTCCAGTTCCTGTTCCTCAACCTGTTCCAGTTGTTCCAGTTCCTGTTCCTCAACCTGTTCCAGTTGTTCCAGTTGTTCCAGTTGTTCCAGTTCCTGTTCCAGTTGTTCCAGTTCCTCAACCTGTTCCAGTTGTTCCAGTTGTTCCAGTTCCTCAACCTGTTCCAGTTGTTCCAGTTGTTCCAGTTGTTCAAACAGAAGAAGATGAAAATGAGTTAACATTTAATAGAATAGGTGATGTTCCAAGGAATTTAATAAGAAATACGAACATAACAATAAGTGAAATTAATGTATCAAATTATAGTAAATTAAAAAGTTTAGTTGATAGTATAAGAAGAATAACTGGAGATTCAAATATAAAAATAAAAATAGAAAATAATTTCCAGATGTAATAATTATTTTTTATGACGTTTTATAATAATTTTTTCAATTTTTTTCAAATCATTTAATTGATTATTATAATTATCATTTGAAGAATTACTATTTTGTAAAGAAATAATATCTGATAAATTTGTATAATCTGTATTATTACTATCACTACTATTACTTCCACTATAATATGAAGATTTATCAGAATTGAGATATGATATGATATCTTTAAAATCTTGGTCAAATTCATCGTCATCAGTAATACAATTTAAATTATTAGTAATATCATCTTCTTGAGGAACTGAGACGATTGTTTCTATATTATTATCATTATTATTATTTAATTTGTAATATATTGGATTATACATATTTTTGAGACTGTTATAAAAATCTTCATTAGTAATTTGTTTTCGAATAAGTTTTTTATTTTTTATGTTTAAAGGTGTGTAAATGAACAAATTATAAAATAATCCCAAATATTTATAAATAACGATAATAAATAATTTGTAAATAACAGGTTGAATTGTTATAATTTCAAAAGGCATATGTAATTTATTCTTTTTCAAAATCATAATATTAAACAATAACATTACAATAATATTTAAAGCAATCCCAATCATTAAACCCTCAGCTATCCACCATCCAAAATATCTAATTGTAATTGCTCCATAAATTATCGCAAAATACTCATTAATAATTAATACCAAATCATATAATACAATTAATCTAACCCATAATCCTTTTAATCCAATACCATTAAATAACATTTTGATAAATCGAAATATAAATCTATGTTTGCTAAGGAACCACCCTTTTACACGCTGTCCGAATAAATCAGGATTTCCACAATCACATGAAGAATTTTTAAAAATAGTTTGACTTAATGAACGTAAATGAAACCAACATTTAGGAACTATTGTTGGAGATATCATATCATTCGCACAAGCAACTTTATAATTTTGAGTATGTGTTTTATCTGGAATGGTAATATATTTTTTCCCTTTTAGTTGATGAATATTTAGACATATTTGTAAATCATCACCATGAAACTCAGTATTATGATTATAAAATGCTTCTTTAAGTATTTCTACACGATATGTTCCAAAGGCACCAGAATTAAAAACCGTACCACCAAATTTAGAATGAAAAATTTTAACAAGACCAACAATTAAATATTCTATATTTTGAAAATATTCAATTTCATATTCTGGTTGAAAAACTTTCAATGGATAAGCTAAAACTGCTACTCTTGGGTCTAAAAAATATCGTAAAACTTTTTTCAAATTCCAACTTGAATCTAAACGTGTATCATCATCAATCATACTTACATATTTAACAT